CTTGTAGCATAACTTCCTGCTTCAGCTTGAACACCTGCAACCTCAATAGCAAATGTATTATCTGTGTGTATGTAATTTCTTGAAATAGCAACCGCTGTAGCATTTGGCGTAGCTGTTAAAACTATTTTATATATTTCTCCGCTTATTTGTGTAGCTGAATATGAATTTATAGTCCAATTTAAACCTGTAGTAAAAGTTGTTATTGCTTTAGTTGTTTTATTAATAGTAATTCCTGTAAAAGAAAGTCCTGCAAAAATTCCTAAAAAAGACACCGTAATAGAACTACCTGTACATTTACTAAAATCTGTATACAAAGAAATTGTATATGGGGTATTAGCTTGATATTGTGAGTTAGTATCAATATAAGAAGCATCACCATAAGTACCAATATCTGTAGTAACTTTAAAAGCTGTTAACCCTAAAATATTAGGAGCTGATACAACAGTACCCGCATTAAAACTACCTGTACCACTTTCTACATAAGCACTTATATTAGTTCTCTGTGGCTCTACCAATATACTCGGACAACTTCCATTAGTGTAATCAATACGAGGTACGTTTAATCTATCAGTTGTAGGAAAGTATTCTTTTGCTGAAGTGCCTTGAACTACTTGAGCACCCCAAATATAAACACCGCTAACACTATTTGTACCCGTTGTATATAAAGACAAATAAAGTCCCGTTGTAGCGGGCGACTTACTTGTTAAAGTACAACGATACCAACCATCACCAACGCTTTCAATAGTTGCGGTTGTATTTGACCAAGTTCCCCCCGTTGTTGTTGTTACCGCAAGCGTGGTTAGATTAAAAGTAGCATCCGTTGCTGAGGTAGCAAAATCACTACACGTCATTTTAAAAACGTTGGTGTTATAAAATTTAGTATAACACGAAAAAGTATAGAATAATTGCTCCGCACCTTTTGGCATATTAGCAGAATAAATTTCTTGTGTTGCACCCGCAATTAATAAATCAGCAGTAGTCGTTCCATTTGGAGCAACAATAGCGTTATTTGTAATAGTTGCACTGTTGTATTTAGTCCAAGTTGTATCAAAAGTTTCTGATTGTTGTATTAAATTTCTTGGAACTACTTCAACCAATCCCGCACTATTAACTCTCGTAGCAGTCGTTGCTCTCGTTACTACCAAATCTCCACTACCATCAGTAGGTTTTATCGAATAAAGTTTGTCCTCTTTGTAACCATTCGGAGTGACTACCAATGAAGCACTATCAAATAAACTCATATATTTTCTATTAAATTAATTAAACATTGTTTAGCCTCAAACGTACCGCTATCAGCAGCAACCCTTGCTATGAAATCTATTACTGCATCAATTTCGTTTCCTAATATTTCAGTTTCACCCGACCAACTTACAGAGTAAACACTACCCCAACTAATATCATTGGTGATAGCACCTTGCCCCCAATAAATATCATTATTATTTACACCTTGCCCCCAATCTATATTATTTGCCATTTTCTATTTTTGTTAAAAATAATTCTAACTTCTTTTTGTTTTCTTCTTTAGGCTTGGTATAACTACCTACCTTTTTTCTTTTCTTCTTACAACACCCAAGAACCATAGAAATTGTCGGTATCAGGAAACATATCCCCGTTAGAGTTACTATTATATTCAGGAAAAGTTGCATTGTTAAAACACATAAAATCTATAAAACGTTGTGTATAGTGTTGTGCAATATCACGTTCTTTTTCTACCAAGTAATCAATTTCGTTTTTCTCTACACTTGTAGAATTTTCAGCAGTATGTTTAAATACTCCTTTGTTAGCTATTGTATAAGCAGCAAAAGGTAAATATTGAACCATTGCAAAATGAATCAACATCGGTTTAATATACTCGGTTAAAAGATTCTTATATTTAAGGTTTGCGTTTAAGTTAATATCACCGCTTATAATCAAGGTTTGAAACTTGTTATATAAATCAGTTCCTAAATAGTTTTGAATAGTTATATCCTGTGCTATTTTTATATATTGGATAAAATCATCAACGTCTAAATTTCCATTTAGTATAGTGAATCTTTTTACATCCTCAGTACTTATTAATAATGCGTAAGCCATTTTCTAATTGTTTTTAGGTAAAAATCCTTTGTTTGGCATATCTATTGGTCGTTTGGAAACTAATTCCTCATTTTTAACTGTATAGCCATATTCTGCAGCTTTTGCACCTGCTATTATTCTTGCTTTAGGTGAATTAACATCAATGTTTACACCTTCAAAACTTGCGTAAACTTGTTTATTCCATCTATGGTGACAAGCACCACCGCCTTTGTATAACCATATTGAATAAGTGTCAGCGCCACGTGGTCCCCAACCTTTATTAACCGCTTGTTCCGACATTCTAATAATATCTTCTTTACGATAAATTTTATCAGCTTCAGTCATTTTTTTACAAAACAATCTACTATCAGCAGAAATTTCACCCGCATAAACGTAACGAGTTATAAATCTAATTCCGTCAATGTTTTCGTCTTGCTCACTTTTAGCGTTTGGTCTTGCAGAACCGGTACTTACAAAATTATAAACTTTAGATAGTAAACTTTGTTTTGGTTCTTTGTTTAATAATTCGTTTTCAGCATCGTCGGTATCGTAGTCAACTTCGCTTTCGTCAATTAATAACCAATTTTCGTTAGGTGTTTCTCCCAAGTCTATTAAATCATTTGCAACTTCGTCGTCTAAAGTATTGTCACTTGAACAACATACCTTACTCATTTTAACGCCTGTTTCTTCTTCTTTCGTTTCTGCGTTTAATGTATTTACGTCTATAAAATCAAGTGGTTGTATTGTCTTAAAATATAGGTTTAAAGCAATTCCGTTTACTGATAGTATTTCGTCTAACGCTTCAATGATTTCTAATTGATAAGGTCTAATAACAATATTGTCAAATAAACGTGTAGCAGTTTCTATTTCATCAGCGTTGTTACCTAAACCACCGCCTGTATCTCTAATTCCTAAAAGCATTGGACTTGTAACACGATGCCCTACAATTAATTTTTCAAAACATTCGGTAGATAAGTATTGATAATGTGCCGGTGCTTCGTTTAATGGAATATCGTCAACTGTAGTTTTGTTTTCAGCACTTGCGTTAAAAGATACAATTACCTTGTCGCCTTTGCTTCCTGTTAATTTACGTTTAACTTCGTTTGCTACTTCTTGGCGTTTTTCTTCAGGTGGTATGTTATTGTTAAAGTTAATTACTTTTGTACCACTAAAACCATTCATTACATCGTTAATCAAGTAATCGGAAATTTCTTGCTCTAAAGTTGCGTATGGTAAAGCACCCGAATAATCTATCGGAGTATAGTAGTGATAACCTGAAACGTATGGTTTAATAACGTATAATTCAACTTCTTTTCCGTTACCAAATTTAAAAGCAGGTATGCGTTTTAATACGTCACCTTTTCTGTAATTTGACCAATCGTGATGATAAAACCACGCTTCAATTTCACCTTTATCGTTACATTTTTCTGCTCTTAACGTGTGCATTGGAAAATGCTCAACCGATTTAACTTTACCATTCAAGTAAATAACCTGCATTGCAGCCATTCCAAGTAACTTACGTTCTAAAGCAACTTTACGCAAACAATCCTTTTTTAAGATAGACATCATTTGTGCATACTCGTTTGGCTTACGATTTGAATCAGTAGCATCGATTCCTTTTCCATAAATCATATTGGCAACACCTGTTATAATAGCGTGATTTGTATTTGAGTACAAAAATCTATCAATAAGGTATTGAAAATAGTTGTTATCTACGCCATATTCAACGAACTCTTTGTTTTTAGATTCAGTTATAGTTGGAGAATTATAAGCGCTTAAACTTAAAATGTGTACGTTATCCATAAATTATAAATTCATTATCTGAAGTTCTTTGCGTGTAAACGTTTTTGTTTATACTAAATTCTTCAATTATTTGGTTTGTGCAAAATATTTTGTCTCTATAAACTACATCAGTACCATTTAAAATAGTCAAATTGTAGAATTTGTTTTCTATTATCGGAAATACCAAATTAGTAACTGCGTAATATTTATCAATCGAAAATACGCACCCGATAGTTTCTTCTGTATTTGCTTCTTCATCTCTTAAAACAATAGCATCAGCTTCTAAACCATCAATCGTAGCGTAAAGATTTTGTGCCGTTGCTTGTTCTTTTAAAATTATCATTCTTTTTATTTAAAAATAAATAATGTGTTGAATTGTTAAAACAAAAAAAGGGTAACTAAAAAGCTACCCTTAATTAAATTTAAAGTTGATTATTAAGAACCAACAACTACAGTGAATCCTGCAGCAGTAAGTGTGTCACCAATAAAGTTAGCAGGTACTTGTTCTTGTCCTGTTAGCGTTAATGTGTAACCACTTAAATCACCCATAGCACCACCGGTTACGATAGTACCACCTGTAACATCCATTCCGTGGTCTAAACCTGCATAGAAGAAATTTCCGTTGTTATCTTCTACGATAACTTGTGGACGCCCGTAAGCCATTAATTTCAATTCTTTGTGGTCTTTAACTGTTAACTTTTTGAAAGTCAACTCTAATACTTGCTCGAAAAATGTTGTACCATTCTCACGTGAGCTATTTACGTTTTGTGTAAATGTAGAAGCACCTTTTAAATCGTATTTGTAAGCAGTTGGAGTTCCTGTTACTGCATCGATTACGTCGGTATTTGTAGCATCGTAAGTATAACCTGTTGCGTCTCCGTAATTAACGAAATAAACCGCTTTTAAGCCACCTACTGAATCTTTACATACTTCTAATCTTCCACTTGATAAATCACAAGCCATATGTATATATTTTTATTAGTTAATTAAAAAAAAGGGTGGCGTTTATTTCACCACCCCTTTGAAGTTTAGTTTGCTTAAAATTAAGCAGGAGTGTAAAGAACGATATCAGAACCAATTCCGTATTGAACACCTGCAGTAAATCTCATTACGATTCTTACATTTTGTGAACCATCGATGTCAGCCATATCAATCACTTTCACTTCGTTATGGTCAGATAATAAACCTGTTCCGAAATATAAGTTAGATTTTTCAGCAGCCATCATATAGTTGTTAGCCAATCCGTTTGCAACAAATATTTTAACTCCGTCAAAAGTTAAACTTCCGTTGTTAAACCATTGTGTACCCATTGCGTTAGTACCATTAGCACCTAAACCTGAAGCAGCAAAACCACCTAAAGCACGAACGTAAGCACGAGCAACGTTTTGAGATACATAGATATATAAATCTTCTTTTCCGTATAAAGCAGCAGGAATAGCGTCAACTACTTTTCCTAATTCAGCAATAACGTTAGCAGCAGTTACAGTAGTACCAACTACGTCGATAACAGTTGCATCAGCAGTAGCTAAAGTAACGAATCCGTCAAATTGACCTGCAGTAGCAGTAGCACCTCTCCAAATTGATACTTCGTTGTTTTGAGCAGCTTTAGCAGCAACGTGCGCTAATAAGAAATCTTGAAAAGAAGGTGGCATTGAATCGAATGCAGAATAACCCATTTCAATAGCTTCCCAATCTGAACGGAAATCTTTTTTACAAAGTTGTAAATTGATTTGGAATTCTTCAGGAGTGATGATTCTTTCAGTTAAAGTAACTGTAGAAGTTGCATCGAAATCACAAGTAGCATCTTTAACTAAATCGTTAGTTGCTAATTTTTTAATTACTTCTTTAAAAGCAATGTTTGGTTTTACTTCAATACCACCGTTTTCGATAGTAGAGGCAGACAATAAAGCAGCAGAAATATATTTCCCTGCAAACTGACCTGCATAAGTAGTTGTAATAGAAGTTGTAGTCGCCATTTTTTAATTATTTAAAGTTTGAAATTTTGTTTAATACAGAATCAAAAGTTGTTTTTGTTCTATTTTGTGAGAAAGTATGTAATTCTCTTTTAGTTGTAGCTTCAGGATTGTGTGTTAAAGGCTCAGCAGATAATTCTACTTCTTTAACTTCAACTTTAGCTAATTTTAATTCTTCGATTTCTTTTCTTAAAGATTCGATTTCAGCAAAGAACATTTCTTTAGTAACTGATTCAATTACTCTTTTAGGTTCTTTTACTTCGGCCATTTCTTGCTCTACTTCAACTTCTACTTCAGCAGGTGCTTCTTCAGCAACAGGAGCTTCCATTTCTTTGATTTCAGCAATAATACCTTCTTCGGCTACGATTAAAATCATACCATCTTCTAACTTATATTCTCCAACAGGTAAAGCAATTCTATCTTCTTCGTTTACGATGAAAACACTTGCACCTGCTTCAAACATTTCAGCTTCGATAATAGTACCATTCTCTAAAGCCATTTGAGCAAGTTTTACTTCCATTCCCAATAAGGTTTTGATTTGGTTAATTACGTTCGACATTTGATTTTTGTTTTAAAATTAATATTATAAATATTTGTTACATTTTTAACAATTAGTTACTAACTCGAACTATTGTTCTTGGCTCGTTAACATTGTTAATCAATGATTCACCACCTTGTGAAAGTGTAGCACCAATTCCTTGATTTTGTAAATCTCCATTACAACATTCTTTACTGTAGGTACTGTCTGCACATAGACAACCTCTGTTTCCGCCCGTTGGGCTTGTTCTGCTTTTAGTTTGTTTGCTCATATTAGTATTTATTATTTTGTGTTCTTTGAATAAAATATATTACATCGTGTATATTTCCTGAATGACTTGCTTTGATTTTAACGCTTAAACCATTTGTTACAACATCTTCATCTGCATAGTATTGAAACGTTTTTGCGTAGGTATGTTCAACGTTGTTTCCTTTTGGAAAAGTAATTGTATCACGTACCCTATCGTAAGGCGTTCCATTGCCACCTTCAAGGTAAATATCAACGTGTCCGTTTGCGTTGCTTATTTGTGCTTTAAATGCTATTGTAACTATATATACATCGTTTTCAAACTCTGCCCTTAATTTATTGCCTGAATAATAATCTATTGCAGAATTTATATTTGTGTCAATTACAAAACCTTTATTGTTTGGAATTGTAAAAGCAGTTGTAGTAAAATTAAAAGGTGAAGCACTTGTATATTGTGTATCATCGTATCTTGCCCAACCTAAACCCATATTTCCCGATTGAGGTGGATATACTCTAACTTGTTCGCCATTGAAACCCATAAATAATGCTTCATCGGTTACAAGCATAGCACCTTGTTCGATATTTACATTATCGACTTCGGTTTGAGTTGTTTCTTGAACGTGAACTTTATAAGCGGTATTATTCGTTGTAGCCATTAAACGTTATTTAAAATTTGTTTAATTTTTTCAATTAGTTCTTCTTCTTCAGTAAGTACTTTGCTTAATTCTTTTTTCTTTTCTAATTGGTCGGCAAAATGACCCTCAAGACTAAAACCTTTTACCTTGCCTGTTTTAACGTAGTCGTTCCAAATTTCGTCATTGTCTACTTTTATACTTGCCATCCAAGTACCAAGCGGAACGTTTAAATTATACAACGCACTTTTATCTTTAGTTAAATCTTCAACTATCCAAGATTCTACAACTGTTAAACCTTCAATAACTTTTGAATGCTCTAATGTTGAATTGCCTTGATTTCCATTCTTTAAAAACAACTGAGACGCTTTTACGACAGTATCTTTTGAAAAATATATATAGTATTCATCTTCGCCATTACGTCGATAAATTGGCTTTTCAGGAATCAAAACCGCACCCATTAAAATACGTTTCTCTTTGCTTATTTCAGCAAGTTTAATTTCTTCAGACTTTAACGCTACAAAATCGGATTCAATAGCAGGTGATTCAACTACGCTAATAGCTTCTACACCTTGCATTTCTTCTTTGTCGTCTATAATTAATTCTATTAGATTCATTTGTTTTATTTTAAAAATTAAGTTTTAATTAAATTGTTTTTTTATCCAATACTTGCGTTTCTTACGATGTTTCTGTCTAAGGATTGTTGCGTACTTACATCACTTGCAGTTACGTATGTTTTAATTGGTTGTTGAGCGCCTAACGTTTGTGCAATTTGATTAACTCCGCTATTGCCTACAACATTGAAACTTGGAGCTGCCATAGTAGGAGCGCTTCCGCCACCTGTGTCGCCACCACCTGCACTTCCACCCTTTGCACTTCCACCACCTAAAGCACTTAAACCTTTTGCAGTAGCAGCTATATTTGTAGCAATACCAATACCTGCGCCAATTCTATTTAAAGTAATTTCAGCAGCAGCTAAAGCAGCACCACCGGGAATTAAAGCATATTTTAATCTTGCTGCAGCGTTTGCGGCTTGTGTGTTAATTACAATTTTAGAAATACCAATAGCACTTTCAGCAATCAATGCGGCTTTTTGCAATCCTTTATTTTTTTCAAATAAAGTTTTAAGTAAACCAATACCGCTTTCAACAACCGCAAATGAAGATTCTTGAATTGCTTTTTTACCATCAGAAAGAATTTGTTCATTTTCTAATTCTTTTTGTCTTATAGCTTCTTGTTGTGCTAATTGATTATTTAATTCTTCTGTTTTCTTTTCACCAAACGTTTTTAAATCTTCTATTCTTTTTTCGTCATTTGCTTTAGCTATTTCACGACCTTGTGCAAGAATTTTAGATTGTTCGTTTAAAGCATCTATTTCGTCTTGTAGTGCTTTATCTTTTGCTTCTTTATTTTTGTCTGCAGTTTCTTTGCGTCTATCAGCAGCTTCTTTACTTGCTTGTTTATCAATGTTATTAATTGAAAGTTGTAAACCTGCTCTATCGTTTTTTAATTTATCTAACGCCTTTCTTTGTTCGGCAACTACTTTATCTCCTTCTGCTTGAGTTTCTTTAGGATCAAAAACAAATGAAGCTAAACCTTTAAATACTTTATCTTCTAAACCAAAATCTTTACCTAATGCAGCACCTACAGCGTCAACTGTCTTTAATATCATTGTTAAAGGCAAACTCAAAAACTTTAAAACACCTGCTAAAATTTCTTGATTTCTTTTAGCTGCTTCCGTTTGCGCTTTTGCAGTAGCTATTGATTGTTCAATTTGAATTTCAGATGCTTTTATTACTTGGTCTGTTTGTGCAAGTTTTATTTTTAATATTTCTTTTTCTGATTTGCCTTGAAGTTTTAAAATATTATCTTGCCCACCGA